TTATTATCCAAATACCATTGCCATAGCAATTGCTTTACCAGTTGTTGCTTTAGCGTCTAATTGGGTTTGTATTGCAGAGGTTACACCGTCTACATAATTTAATTCAGTAGCAGTCGCTGTAACACCATCAAGTATATTTAGTTCTGCTGCTGTTGATGTTATTGCTACGCCACCTATTTGTAAAGCAGTTGAAGCATTTATGGTAGGAGCAGTTAAAGTTCCTGTAAATGTTGGCCCTGCAATAGCAGCTTTTGTATCGATCTGTGTTTGTATTGCTGATGTTACGCCATCAACATAATTTAACTCAGCAGTTGTAGCTGTTACACCGTCAAGTAAGTTAAGCTCCGTAGCTGTTGAAGTAACACCGTCAAGTATATTAAGTTCTGCTGCTGTAGAGGTTACACCTAAATTAGTAAGGGCTGTTGCGGCACTGGTTAAATCAGATAGGTTATTTGACTCTAGTAGATAACGATCATCAGCTTCTGTTTTAGTATAGTGTGTAGCTAGAGTAAACGTTCCATAAGCTACAATGTCTACAATATCTCCTGCTGTAGCACCTGATGCCAGTACAACTGCTGTACCTGATGTAGCGGTAAAATCTGTACCTAATAAAAGTTTTACACCGTTGAGATAAACATCTACAAAACCTGCGTCATAGGTTATACTAAATGTAGTTTGATTACTTGTGGCTGTATAAGTTTGTCTTGATGTAGTTCCGTTTACTGATGAACCTGCAGCAGTAAAACCAGAGCCACCGTATACCTGCATAGAGTTTGAGGTAGTGTTAAAATAGAGAGTTCCTACCTGAAGAGCATCACCGTCATTGTCTGTGCTAGGAGCAGATGACTTAGCACCAAGGTATCTGTCATCAAACGAATCAAAACTGGCTGCTGCAGAGGTTGCACTAGAAGCTGCTGCTGTTGCACTGTTTGCTGCACCAGTTGCACTTGAGGCAGCGGCTGTAGCACTTGAAGCGGCTGCTGTAGCTGATGTTGCTGCTGCAGTGCTTGAGCCAACAATACCATCAACGTATGTCTTAGTTGTGAGATCTGAACTTGCGCTTGGTGTATAAGTAGCGGTAATTTTATTACTACCTGCTGCTACTGCACCTGTTAGAGTGCCACCTGCTAATGGTAAGAATGTATCTGTTGTATACTTTTTAGTTGCTGCATCTTGATTAGCTGTTGGATCACCCAAGCCTGTAATCTTAGCTGTACCCATAGCTATAGCACCGCTCATTGTACCACCTGCAAGTGGTAGCTTGGCAGCTATACTATTTGTAATTGTTGTACTAAAACTTGCATCATCGTTGATAGCTGCAGCTAGTTCGTTGAGTGTGTTTAGAGTTCCAGGTGCTGAGTCTACAAGTGCAGATACTTCTGTATCAACATAATTTTTAGTCGCAGCATCTTGTGCATTACTAGGATCTGTAACGTTAGCAATTGTTGTACCTGTAACGTCCAGTGTTCCGTTGACTGTTACGTTAGTAAATGTAGATGTACCAGAACCTGCAGTTACGTTTCCTGTAAGATCACCTGTTACATCTCCAGTAATATTACCCGACACGTTACCTGTAACATTACCTGTAATATTACCTGCAAAGTTACTACTTGCTGTAATAGTTGTACCTGTTATAGCAGCAGCACTTGACGCACCGATAATAGTGCCGTCAATATTACCACCGTTAACATCAACGCTTGCCAATGTAGCTTGTCCAGTTGTCGATACAGTTGTAAAGCTACCTGCTGCAGCACTAGAAGCACCAATAATTGTACCATCTATGTTACCGCCATTTATATCTGCAGTTGTTACAGTTGTTGTTCCTGTAGCGGTTAGTGCGGTGAATGTACCTGCTGCTGCTGTAGAAGCACCTATTATAGTGCCGTCAATGTTACCACCGTTTACATCTGCTGTAGTTACTGTTGTAGTACCTGTAGCAGTAAGGTCAGTAAAGGTAGCTGCACCTGCAGATGCTGCACCTATCGTTGCACCGTCTATTGCACCACCGTTAATGTCTATGTTAGAAAACGTAGCTGCCCCAGTTACTGTAACAGAGTCGATGTAACCTACACCGTCTACATACAGGTCTTTAAATTTAAGTGAAGAGCTACCAATGTCAATGTCATCATCAGTTACAGGAACAATAGCACCGTCTTGTATACGTACTTGCTCTACTGCAGCCCCACCTACTTCACTAAAGAAACCTATTCTATTGTTAGTAGTATCTATTACAACTTTGTTTAAGGCATCACTGTCAGCTATTAGAGGTACGTAACCACCTTCAGTAGAGCTACCGTCATGCTTGTGTCCAGTAGCTAAAGCAAAAGTATCTCTTAGAGCATTGTACTCTGCGTTTACTGGTGCAGCTTTAATAACCGCATTAGCGATAATGTCTGCTGCTGATTGTCTTGAATAACCTGCCATGTTACAACCTGTCTCCTACTCCAAATGTAATCACTAGACCTTGGATACTGTGTGATGCACTTGTGTCATTAGTTACGTATTTTAAAGATGCTGATTTACCTGATCCTGATATATTAGTTCTTTGTACTGGGGATGGATTACCATCAAATATTGCAGTGCTATTATATGTAGCCTCATTATAGAAAGCTGCAGCACCTGCAGTAGATAAATTAAAGTTAGTTGGGTTTAGTGTCTCTACATCTGCATAGTCATACACAGCCGACATTACGATGGAGTTGTCACCTTCAGAGCGTAAGTATGTAGCTACAGTGTAAAATACTTTGCGTTGCTCTGGGTCTTGCATATGAAAGAAAGGTGTCTGAAACACACTTAGTATTGGGTTACCATCAAAGTTATTACCTACTTCTTGTTGTTGTACCTTACCTTCTGAAGTACCATGTAAAACAATTTCATTCTGACCTATGTAACCACTAGACGCACAAGTAGCTGTGATACCTAGCATTTGGCTATACTCAAACTGTAATCCGTTAGGTGTCTGCCTAAAACCACCTATAATACCTTGAGAGTCTGAAGCCGCAAAGAAGTACCTGAATTGTGTCTTTTGTCTAATTACTACAGCATTAAGACCATCAAGGTCAATATCAAATACAATATCTGTAAAGATAGATTGAATGTCTTTTGATACTGTTTCTAAATTAACGTCACCAATCTTTGCTGTACCTGAGATAGGGCGTAAACCATCTTGAGATAGAAATAGTAAGTCACCACCAATCTCTATAACACTATCTGTAGCTAGGCATCCTAAATCATCAGTAACAGTTTGTAGTACAAAGTTAGCTAATGCAGTACCACCTAGCTTTTTGATATTAGTAGAGCCAAATATAAATAGCTCATTCCTAAAAGATTTAATTGCAACTACAGGAAAACCTACATTTATAACTCCTGCGCCTTGACCTGGAGCAAAGTCTGTTTCATCTAGTGGTGCACTAAAGAATAGCTTTGTTGGATGAGCAGGGTCACCTGCTAAGAATAAATGATTTTGAAATATTGCAGAGTACTTTGGATCAGTAGGTGCGTTAGCGTGAGTTAGCTGCGTGTAATTTGTACCATCATACGTAGCTGCAGGGTTTATTCCATCTGTCAGTACAACCTTTGGAGTAGCAAAGTTAAACCTTGAAAATCTTACTTTAGTTACCCCTACCATTGTAGGAGAACCTGCAGTCGTTACAGCATCCCAAGCTGAACTAGAGTTATTCCATTTGTGTAGGTAGTTGTTACCTGATGAAGGTTTTCTACAAGCTAGTACGCCATCATTTATACCGTCAGCTACAGCTACACCTAATACACTTCCTGTACCTGTAACTGTGCCATAATTATTAGCAAAGCCACTTATCTTTCTGTAGCCACCAGTAACAGCAGGTTCGTAGTTAAGTAATGATATAGCTGATCCAGGCTGTGTCTCACCTTGAGAAAGCACATCCCTACTAGTGTTAAGACCTCCTTGACAGAAGACTTTGAAGGAAGCTAGATTATCAGCCATTATACACCACTAGTAAATGAACTTGTCCTTGAATCACCTACAACAGTAGAGCGTACAAATAAAGTATCATCAATTAAAACTCTACGCATTGTCTTGATGCCATCTTCAAAGTTATTCTGATGCATGGCAGCACTTTGTTCATTGCTACGGAAACGCATCATAAACATCATAGCACCGTCTATAACTACGTGCTTAAACCTATCTGGTATAATTGATACATCATTAAATGCAGTTAAGTCTGTAGGAAATTTCCAATACACATACTCTATTTCATATGCTGCATTAGGTATGGGGCTAACACCAAAAGCTGTACCTAGTGTTTGATACACTAGTGCAGGAGGTCCATCTCCATTTACTTGATCACCTGTATCATCTGATGGACGTACATTCTGTATATACTGCTCATAAGATATTACACTTAATGGCATAGGACTGTTGTTTTCGGAGCTTAGTTTCTTAAGATAGAATGTATCCCAGTCTGTACTAGAATAGTCTGCAGGAAAATCATACTGTCTTGTGCCTACAGTAAGAGCTTGTGTAAAAGTTGTTTTGAGGAAAGGCCACTCCTGACCATCCTGTAGAATAAGTCTAATGCTACTATTTACTGCGTCCTTAGCTAAAGCTTGCACGTTTCTTACAGAATCAAAGCCATCACCTGCAGTATCAAGTGTGACCTCGTTCATACGTCTTAGCAATTCATTTACTAGTGTGACATAAGTAGCCATAGAGTTATCCTACTGTTATATAAGCTGAAGGGCAAGCTTGACATAGCTCGCCCAACAGTATATTTAGTATTAAGCAGCGTTGTAAATAGCTGACACCAATGCTTGTGGACGGAGAATTTTCCTTCCATATAGGTGCATACCACGTACAATGTCTGCAAATGAGTCTGGATCACGGTAGTTTTCAACTTTGTTGATCTGCTCTGCAGAAGCAACCGCATCTTCCTGACCTGCCAAGATAACACCGTAATGATCGTCTTGGGCAGTCGCACCTGATGTACCTGCACCTGTACCTTTAGCAGGTAAGTTGTTAGATACATAAAGTCGGAAGCCGTGTAAGTTGTTTACAGCTAGTCCATTTTGTAGACCTGCTCCACCGTAGTCAGCATTTAATAAACGTGAATCTTCGTCTTTTAAGATTTCCATGAACACTGGGTCAACTACAAGCCATCTGCCTCGTGAGTCAACATTTGCTGTATCCATCTGACGAGCCATACGTGCAATCACAGTCAACGGAGATGTCACAGATGTTGACAACGCTGTTGCGCCTGGAAGACGTGCAGCTAGAGGAATGGAGTCACCAGTTGTACCACTTGATGCTGATGTTGTGATGTGTCCAATGTCAGACGCATCTAAACGGTTAGCCTTTAGAAATTCACCGTTTATTTCACCTGATGTTGGGTGCTGTGCTGTACCTGAAACGGTAGTAGTAATTGCACCTGCACCAGAGTGACCTGACATATACTGAAGTAAGTCTGCATCCATTGCGTCAGCCATTTTGTATGCTGCTCTGTCTGCAGCTAGGCTAACGAAATCAACTGATGAGAATTGATCTTCGATGTCATCCATTTTAAAAGCAAAGTAGTTAGCTTTGTCAATGGTTAGAGAAAACTCACTGTCATCTAAGTCTTCTACGGAGATTGCAGTTTTACGCTCCAAAGCGTTGACTGTTACATCAGGCTCTTTCTGGATACGAACTACATCACCTTGGTTTGCAATGTCTCCGAAGTAGGAGTTGTTAGTGATTGCGTTTGCAACAGATGCTTTTCTTAGAGCAATCTGTGCTTGTTTGGAATAGATAATCGGGCTGAAATTGCCGTCAAATCCGCTTTTGCCAGAGGCAACTGCTATAGCCATAGTTAAATCTCCTTATAGATATGGCGTGAAAATTTACACTACATACCCACTATAAAGAGGCTCTTGGTGTTAGGGTAGTCAGTTTACAGACTGGTTGGCCTACTAGTCTGGTCTGGGCCTATACTTTGAGGTAAGTCTTTTTGTGGCTAGTGCTTGTTAAAGCATACACACAGTTATGGTGTATATGCCATAGTTTTACTTATGAAATCAGTTTTGTCAACTATTTTCTTGACATATCATAAATAAACTTTCCTGAGCGTTGGGCATCCATTATTTCGTCCTGACGCTTTTCGTATTCTTTGATAGACATATTAGCAACCTGAGATTCTCTAATATACTTGGACTCTTCATTGTCGCTAGGTATTGTAGTACGTTTTGTTGTTACAGAGGAAGCTGCTCCTTTATCTTTGACAGGTTTCTTCTCTTTAGTTGTAATACCTTTGTCTGCTTTATATAAGTCTATTACACGAGATACAGACTTAGCATCATCTACATTCTCATACAAAGCATCTTGTACCCACTTAGGCTGTTCCTTAGCCCACTCATGGAATACATCATCAGCACGTATATCAGTAAAGTCAGGATGAAGTGCTGATAGTTCAGCTTCAGCTTTTTCACGTTTAGCTGTAACTCTTAGCTCTTCAACTTCCTTCAGTCGCTTGTCTATATCTGATGAACGCTCTTGTGCTTTCTTGTCAGCTATAGCTTCTACTATACCTGCTACATCAGGATACTTCTTAGACCAAGCTTCTATCTCTTTTTCAGATTTAGGTAGTACAAGCTCATTCTTAGTTGCAGACTCTAGCTGTGACTCTAGCTTCTCGAACCTGAGTTTCCACTCTTGTTCTTTATCTTTCATATGCCGCCTGATGTCACCGTAGCGTTGCTTGAAAGTCTTCTCTTCAGCACTTAGGTCTGCATCGTCATCTGCTTCTTGTGCTTCTGCTTTGGGTTCTTCTTTTTGTTTGGTATTACTTTCTGCCTGAACTGGTTTAGCTTCAGGCTCTTTGCTATCGGGTTTAGCTTCAGCAGTTTCTTCTTGGGTTTCATCTTCCTGTGTATACCCTGCTTCTTTTAGTATCTCACGTAGCTCTGCTTCATCCTTATTGATTCTTGCTTGGTTACGTGAATGAGATGCGGAATGCACCTCTACTTGTTCTACTTCAGCCATTTTGTTTTCTCCTTATGTGGGGCCAGTAATTAAACTGGGTAGCCTTATAGTTATATGGAATTACTTTTTATTTTTCTTCTTTTTAGTTTTACTTGCTAGTCCACCTTCATTAAATATAGTTCCTGAACTTGTTGTAGAACTTTCTTCTTCACTTGGTGGTGTATCACCTGCAGCCTGTTGTTCTCCTGATACCTCAACTCCTGTTAATTCTTCAACAGCGTCTGCTCTTTCTTCTACAGTCATATCATCAAATTGTCCAAATTCTGCAGGAGCTTGTGATTCGCCAGTACTACCACTGCTGATTCCAGATCCTCCACCGCCAGACTCTTCAGGAGGCTTAGGTTTAGGCTTAGGTTTTGCTCCGTGAAACAGCGTAGCCATAGATGTCAAAATTGACGGTTTAGTAGATCCATACTTATCTTGTAACTGACTTAGTATTTGATCACCGTCAATGACTTCATCTGGAATAAACTTTAGGAATGTACTTTTTTCAACAACAGAATTTATTTGATTGTGTAGTGCTTCAGATAGCTCAGGATTAATATCTTTTATCATATCTGCTAGTGCACGAGAACGTGCAACACCTGTTGCTCTATTTATACCTGTAAATGCAGCACCTATCAGGCTTACACCTGCAATGGTTTTATCACCCTCTGTAACTCCTAGCATATCATTTACAGAAGCCTGTACTGCCTCACCATCTGTAAAGTCTAAACCGTCAGCCCAAGCTGTAGGATCTGGTGGGTCTTCGTCTTCACCACCACCTCCATTATCATTATCAATAACAGGAGGTGTTAGAGTATATCCTTCTGCTAGTAGTTTATTGTACTGCTCTAATGTTTTAGCTTCAACTACAGGTTTACCATTATTAGGACCATACATAGTGACAGGAGTAAACTCAGGTGTTGGGGATGCAGCTTGACTTATTTGTTCTAAATTATCTTGTGCCTGTGGTGAAAAACTAAACCCTGCACCAAACTGTGAGAAGTCTAACTGCGCCTGAGTATTAGCAGGTACAGGTGTTACTGGAGGAGGTGGGGCAACTGGAGGTGGGGGAGGAGTTACTACACTTGAACTGTTA